ATCCTCCCAAGACTTTTCATCAACTCCTTCTACATTCTTACGGAAAAAAGTTATAAGCCTGTCTACAGTCTCTCCCCAATTCTCTCTTCTTCCTTCAGTCTCTAGCCATCTAGAGTAACGAGACATATGTATAAATGCCTGATATTCTGTTGGTAAGTAATTGCCTCCCATTAATGATGCCATCTATTCTTCTCCATATTCTAATTCTAATATTAATTTTGCATAGTGTATAATTTTTTTTATGTCCTCAGCACCATTTTTGTTTCTATGCCGAGAAACGTATTTTACAATGTTTCCTTCAAGGAAGTCAAGATTATTCTTTGAAATATATTCAATAGGCATAATCTTAAAATCTTTATAATGATTACCTCCTACCTGAGTATCTGTTGCTCTTGATCCTTTTAACATTTTTATTTCTGCATCCCTCTTAGCATCTCTGCTCATCCTAGCCATAAATTCTTCATGGGTCTCTCTCTTAGAATCACTACTTACCATTATCAAAATCCAAAACAGTTATATTATTTTTATTGTACATCTTATCTTTTACTTCTGGTTTTATAATTTCTACATCTTTAAATATTGCAGATTGTCCTTGAGTAATAATGCTCTCTGTCTGTGTTTCTAACATAGCCATAAATCCTCTCAGTATTGTATAAGCTGTTGTTACTCCTTGTTCATCTGTAGTATCGTAGGACATAAGATCTATCGTACCTTCCTCTGAATCTTGCATTATTATACAAAGTGAGTTTTTTGGTAGTGTATCTTTATACCCTTCAAACTTATTTTTAGTTTTGCCTGTTATCATTTTAACCATTCCTTTGGTATAAACCCTTGACACCACTCTATATCATGTCTTTCACACCACCCACCGTAGGTAGTCTTTGATCCTTTGTACAGCCTGTTGTTAGCATTCATAAACAGGAACCGTAAGTCTAGATCCGGATATTGTTTTTTAATTAGTAAATGTTTTCCTCTATCCTGTGACGTAAATAAACCTTTTGCCTCTATATAAAAACCTTGTTCTTTTAGATAGAAGTCGGGTGTGTACTTACTATTTCTCACATAAGCAAATGCCTCCTTTTCATAGGAGAAAGGAACTTTGTTCTTTGCTAACTGATTAGCTATATCCAATTCAAAATTAGATCTATACCCATGGGCTCTTTTCATTTATTTTCTTTCTTATCTTTTGGTAAGTAAACTATATAGAACGAATTACATTTAGGACAAGATAAATTTGTGGACATACAATAGTCTTCTTCCTCTTCTTCCATATCGTGATCCCCTCCCCAAATCACCTCTGTACCACAGTGCCAACAGTTCACTCTTCTGTCTTTCTTAATTTAATATCTTTTGGAGGGTAAGCATCAAACAAAGACCCTGATTGCTCTACAGCAAACTCAAATATCTTAGGACAATCTTTTTTCATCTTCTCAAGATGTTCTGTCCATTCAGCCATGTAGAAACAAACTAAACCTCCTCTGTTTAAAACTCTTTGTACTTTAAGTAGATCTGAGGACAGCAAAGCTATTCTCTCATCATAGTCTATATCTTTCCATCTACCATCTTCATAGTGACTTTTACATACACTTATAGGTATGGCTGAAAAGTTGTTTCTTAATTCTCTTATTATGTCAGAACCTCCTTTTCTATCTTCAGAATCAGGATAAGCATACCACGTATTATCATTCATATAAATATCTGAAAAACTCACATCCGTCTGAAAATAGATAGGCATTATACTTCCCTTTTTTTAAGTTTGCTATACCATACAGACTTTGGAAAACGAGCAGTAGATCCTACTTTTTTATGCATAATAACATTAGGCCAACAGGTTTTCTTAAAATCACAAAAGCCACAAATGCTTGCTAGAACTCTGTTCCCTGTTTTCTTAACATTCTTGTCTTTATCTTTGTACGTTTCTTCTACATCAGTAAAACATCTTTTAAACTTCTCTCCACCTAACAAAGCTTTTAAATTCTTTTCTGCTAGAGCAAGAGCTTCCTTCTTATCTTCTTCTTGTAGCTCAGGAGCTTCACACACCACCCACTCACCACTTGCTTTATTAATAACTATCCATCCACCAAAGTCTTTATCTCTAGACTTACTGTACAGGTAGCCCTGTGATATATAGCCAAAGACATCATCTTGTTTTATCTTTTTATAACCACCCATATCCCCAAACTTTTGCTCAAAAGCATAAGGGCTTGCAGATTTAATGTCCCACACTTTGCCATCTATCTCAACGTCTAGTGTACCAGAAACAGAGTTTTCACCTAGCTGTAATTTTACAGGCTCTTGTTCTGCTTCTATATCTATTCCTGCAGATTTCATTATTAGTATGCTGATAGCCTCTACAAGATCACCAAACATAAAACGAACTAAAGAGTTATACTCAAAGTTCTTTTCTGCTCCATCTCTTTCCATCTTTTGCTGACACAAAGGCCTGCCTAAAGAGGACATACGAGGCCTCCACTTACCTCTGTCATTAGAGAACTGCCGTACTACAGACTTAGTACATGCCTCTGTAAATTCTTCTATAAGTTTGGGATCTAGATCGGTCCCTTCTCTTGAAACACGATCTAGAAATCCCTGTACCTTATGTAGTATAAGGTTATTCATTAACTACGGAGTCAAACTGTATTTTATCATCAGCAGCAGAATGATATGTTTTCATTACATTATCATTATACCCTTTGACGTACTCCATAAATGACCTCATTCTAGCATCATCCTCTTCTGCCCAAGCTACAGGTTTCTGAGGTGTTAGTTCTGCATGGAAGTAGATGTTTCCACCTTTCTTCTTTTTCACTGAGGTTAGCCCAAGATCCATAAGCCACATAGGTTGCTTCTGTCTACTCAGACTTTTTAAGCAGTCTGCCACCGGTGAAAAGTTTGCTCCTTTTGCATACCATATGCAAGGAACATCCTTAACAACAGCCTTACTGCCATCTTTGTTAACAGCATTCTCAAAGGATACTAATCCATAAAGATTCTGACTGCACTTAATACTCTTCTGTACAGCCCACTCTGGACTATCTTTTGGTAATGCTTCTATAGTTTTATAGTCTAACTTACCACACTTTAAGCCTCCTTCAGTATCATAAAAGTCACTACTGAAAGAAGGAGCCTGTACAGTTTGGCAAGAGAAAGCACCAGCTTCATTATCCCAAACAAAATAGGAATAAGTACGCATAAATACTCGCATAGTAGCTTTCTCACCATATACAGGCCCTTCCGGGGGGGTAGTCAGACTAAAATGGCCTCTTGGAAGAGCATTGCCATCAAAGTCTTCAGTAGCATGGTTGATAGCCAACCTACTTACAGATGCTTTAGTGACAGTGTGATCCAATTGTCCAGTTAGTCTCATCATATCCTCTGTAGAGAGCTTATCTAAGTTCTCTGGCAGAGAAGTGTTCATCGTGGTTACTTCGGTCATGATTTATATATCTCCTTCATATCTAACCAATTGTTACCTATTTTTATCTCGATTCCTATCGGCATATCATAATCTACATTGTATCTTTTCTTACATTCTTCAGGCAGAGAAAACATTGCTTCTTTCATTGTCTCTACAGCTAAGTCCTGTTCGTCTGGATGCACGTCTATTACAATGGAATCGTGAACCGTATTACAGATAATACTTTGCATTCTTCTATCTGTCAACAACCTTTTTAATTTTATTAATGCAATAGGAAGAAGATCAGCAGTAGCAAACCCTTGTACAGGATAATTTTTAATTGCTGTAGCATTAGAAACTCCTCCGTACCTCATTCTAAATACATTTTTAAAGTTGTAGTACCTACCAGATGGAAGCACAATACGATTAAAAGAGATAGCATCATTCTGTAAAGTCTCATGCCACTCTGCAATCTGTTTGTACTTTTGTTTAAATGCTCGGTAGTACTGCATCTGTTTTGGTGTACCTAGAAACCCTCCATACAAAGGCTTAAACGTATCGGCCTTTGCTTCTTGTCTAGATACCCCCAGTACAGAAGCTGTAAACGAGTGTACATCAACGTCATTTCTGACATCTTCATACAC